GTACCTGCGCAATGTGGAGAGCATGGTGGGTATGCGCAGAGGTATGCTTTCCGATGCCAACATGGAGGAGCGGACTGCCACAGAGATCACCTCCTCTGCCGGTGATTTTAACCTGACGGTGATCGAACTGCAGAAAATGTGGGAAGCTGCGCAGGGGGAAACCCTGAAGCTCTGCGGCAAACTGGCGGGACTTTACCGGCTGCCTTTCCCTGAACAGATGGAGGCAGCGGTGGACTGGGGTAACTCCACCCTCTACGATGAGGACAAGGTTTGGGAAGAATACCGGCAGATGGTTTCCATGGGGCTCATTGCCCCTGAGGTGGCCCTGGGCTGGCGGTTCAACCTGCCTGCTGCCACTGAATCCGAACGGCAGACCATCCGGGAAAGATATATGCCCCAAACGCTGTCATCCTGAGCGAGTGAAACGAGTCGAAGGATCTTTACAGAATCGATAGTGCGCAGATTCTTCGACTTCGCTGCGCTCAGAATGACAACCATTTAGGATGACAGAAGCACCCAATGGGTGCTTTTTTCATACCCATTTTGCCTGCAGGCGGGCATAAAACAGCCTGGCGCATTGGGAGAAAACCCGTACAAATCATAGCGTGAAAGGAGAAACATATGAAACGGGAATTTTTGCAGGAATTCAGAGTGGGAGAGCAGCCGCTTCCCAAGGAAGTGATCGATGCGATTATGGCGGAAAACGGCCGGGATATCCAGAAGGTCAAGGCGAATTTTGCCGACTATGAGGATATGAAGGCGCAGCTTTCGCAGCATCAGCATGATCAGTCCTTCGAGGAAGCTGCCAAAGCCTGGGAGGAAAAGTATAACCAGGCGGTGCAGTCCCATAAGCAGGAGCTGGCGCAGATGGCTTTTGAACGCACCCTCCATGAGGGCATCGCAAAGGCAAAGGGCAGAAATGCCAAGGCAATCACGGCGCTGCTGGATGTGGACACTTTGAAGGAAAGCGAGAATCAGGCAGACGCCATCGAAGCGGCGTTGGAAGAACTCAAGCGCGACAGCCGTTACCTCTTCGAGGGCGATGTCCCGCCCCCTTACGCACGGGGCACCGGGGCCTACCAGAGCCCCAAGGAAAAGAACCCCACCACATTGGCGGGGGCATTACGAGAAAAATTTGAAAGGAAGTAAAAAATTATGGCTATTACTCTTGCAGAAGCAAAGGTCGGCATGGCCGACAAGGTCGATCAGCAGATTGTGGATATGTTCCGCCGCAGCTCTATTTTGCTGGACAATATGGTGTTTGACAACGCCATTTCTCCCGGTACCGGCGGTTCTACCCTGACCTACGGTTACATTCAGCTGAAGACCCCCTCCACCGCAGGTGTCAGAACCATCAACGGCGAGTACACTCCCGGCGAGGCAAAGAAGGAAAAGAAGACCACCAATGCCATTATCATGGGCGGCGCCTTCCAGATGGACAGAGTGCTCCAGTCCACCTCCGGCGCTGCCTCTGAGCTGGCCTTCCAGGCGGAGCAGAAGATCAAGGCGACCGCAAACTATTTCCACAACCTGGTGATCAACGGCTCTGCCGAGGCCGATGGCGACGGCTATGTTACCGGCACCTTTGATGGCCTGAAGAAGCTGCTGAGCGGTACGCAGAACGAGATTACCTGCGGTGTATCCCTGACCACCTCTCAGGAGCTGGATGACAACTACAACGCCTTCCTGGATGAGATGGACGCATTCCTCAGCTGCCTGGACGGCACTCCTTCCATGCTGCTGATGAACCGCGCCATGCTGGTAAAGCTGCGTTCCATCGCCCGCCGAGCCGGTTACTATGAGCGCTCTCAGGACGACTTCGGCCGTACCGTGGAGACTTATGCCGGTGTTCCCATGGTGGACATGGGTCAGTACTTTAACGGTGAGTCCATTCAGGATGTGGTGGAGACTGCCGGCGGTAAGACCGCCATCTACGCGGTCTCCCTGGGCCTGGATGGCTTCCACGGCATCTCCCCTCTGGGCGATGGCGTGATCAACTCCTATATGCCCGATCTGAACGCCCCCGGCGCCGTGAAGACCGGTGAAGTGGAACTGGTGGCAGGTGTTGCCCTGAAGAATACCCTGAAGGCAGCGGTTCTCAAGGACATCGCCATCAGTGCGGCATAATTATGGCAGATTACGCGTTCTATACGAGCGTATATCTTGGCGCGGCCATCCCGGAGAAAGCCTTCCCCGGGATGGCGCAGCGGGCCAGAGAAGTGCTGCACCGGTTTCAGCGGATCTATCAGGTGGAGGTGAGCGGTGAGGACAGCCTGAAGATGGCTATCTGCGCCATGGCGGAATCTCTCTATGCCGCTTCCAAACGCCGGGGCGGCCTGACCGCCGCCAGCGTGGGTGAGGTCAGCGTCCGCTATGAGGGCGCGGAATCCTCCGGCAGGGCATTGCAGCGGGAACTGTACGAAAAGGCATCCATCTATCTGGAAATCTCCCGGGGGGTGAGGGCGTGAATCCACTGGATTACAGCCTGTGCAGCCAGACGGTGACCGTCTACCGGAACACCGAAGAAGGCATCACAAGACAGGTGGCAGAAAACTGCCACCTGTCCGGCAGCACCCACACCCCCGCCGAAACCTACGGGAAGAGCCTGGAGAAGAGATTCCGGCTGATCATTCCCGGAGATTTCCCTCTGCTGCCCGCAGACCGTATCTTTGCCGGTATCGGTCCTGAGAATGTGGAATGGGAGTCTTTTGTACCAGCCCGCATCCCTGAACTCTATGAGATCAGTTTCGTAAAACCCTGCTTCTGGGAGGGCGAAATCACCCACTGGGAGGCAGGCCACAAGAAGGAGGCATTTTGATGCTGGAAACCATGAAAGCGTGGCTGGAGACCTTCCCTAAGTGGGAGGGGACACTGCAGTTTGACTATGCCGATACGGTACCCGGCAGCGTGGGCCTGTATCCCAGAGGCGTGACAGAACTTTCCCGCCGGGAGGATGTGCTGGGCAATGTGAAGATTCGCTGCAGCTGTGCATTTGTGCTGCGCAGAGCTGCCGGTCAGCGCGGGGAGAATGCCCGCTGGCTTCTGGAATTCCAGAACTGGGTCATGGAGCAGGACCGGATGGGTCTTGCGCCCAAATTCGGCGATGAGCCGAAAACCGAACGGCTCCGTGCCTTTGAGGGAAGGCTGGACAGCCACAATCAGGCGGGCAGCAGCATGTACACGGTGCATCTGGCCGCCGAATTTACAAAACTTTATGAGGTGAAATAAATGGCAAAAATTGAACGTAAGTATATGGCCCACTTTATCAACGCTGCCAAGAGCGGCGAAGAGGCCGTCTATGAGCGCCTGGGTCAGGATCTGGAGGAGTTTGCCCCTGAGATGTCCGCCCAGGTAGAGACCAAGAAGAATATTCTGGGCGAATCCTCCATCCTGATCTCCGGCTATGAGAAGACTGCCGCTGTAGAGCCTTTCTACGCCCAGGCAGGCTCTTCTCTGTTTGACCGTCTGCAGGAGATCATCGACGGCGATCTGGTGCTGGACGAGCTGAAGGCGGATGTGGTGGATGTAAAGCTCTGGGAGGCAGACGAGACCGGTGCTTATCCCGCGGTGAAGGAAGCGGTGTACATCGAGGTCACCAGCTACGGCGGCGACACCACCGGCTACCAGATCCCCTTTACCATCCACTATACCGGTGAAAAGGTGAAGGGTACTTTCAACGTATCCACCAAGACCTTTACCGCCGCGTAAACGTATGTAATCGTTTGTCGTCCTGAGCGAAGCACATCGCGGGAAGTCGAAGGATCTTCGCACCAATTGACTGCGTAGATTCTTCGACTCGCTTCGCTCGCTCAGAATGACAGGAAAAAGGAGGAAATTATGGAGAAAATTCAATTTGATGCAGGTCAGCGCTCCTACCGCATCAACGGCAGCGGCATCCTGCGCTTTAATCCCGGCGATCCCAATCTTTATGGGCGCTTTCTGGAGGCGGTAGAAAAGCTGAAAGAGGCGGAGACTGAGCTGACAGAGCAGGCAAAAGAAGCCCAGGGTGCGGATATCGTGAAGCTGCTGACCCGGACGGATGAAAAGATGAAAGGCATCCTGAACTGGGTGTTCGGTGCCGATAACGATTTCCACAAGATCTTAAACGGTGTCAATCTGCTGGCGGTGGCGGACAACGGTGAGCGGGTGGTGACCAATCTCTTCGCCGCGCTGGAGCCTGTGCTGGTGGAAGGCGCCAGGCGCTGCGCATCTGACATGGCAGCGGAAGTGAAGGCAAAGCGGGCATGACCGGTTGGGACCTTCCCAGAGAAGCGGTCATCGGCGGCAAGACCTATCATCTTCACACCGACTACCGGGAGGTGTTGGAAATTTTCTCCTATCTGCAGAAGGAAGAACTTCCGGAGTTTCTGCGCTGGCATGTTGCTCTGGCGCTGTTCTATGAGGAACCGGTTTCCGATGAAGACTACCTCGCGGCAGCGGAATATTTTTGCCGGTTTGTCAGCTGCGGTCAGGAGGAGGAACAGGATCCCGGCCCGCAGCTCCTGGATTGGGAAGCCGATGCCCAGGACATTGTGGCAGATGTGAACAAGGTGGCCGGACAGGAGATCCGCCAGCTGCCCTATGTGCACTGGTGGACCTTCATGAGCTGGTTTCACGGCATCGGAGAGGGAAATCTTTCCACGCTGGTGGGGATCCGGGATAAGCTCCGCCGGGGCAAAAAGCTGGAGCCTTATGAGCAGGAGTACTACCGCCGCAACAGGGCAAAGGTAAAAATGCGCAAAAAATACTCCGCCGAAGAACTGGCGGAGCAGGAAAGACTCAAGAAATTATTGGGTTAATTGCGCTTCCATTTGTGACTGCAGTTTGTGCATCTGATCCGGGGACTGCGGCTGCCGCAGAAACCCAGCAGAATGCCAAATACAGGAACAAAGAAGAATCCCAAAATACCAATACCCCAGGAAAAACCGCGCTTTTCGAAGACCAGGCGGGTATTGTGGCACTTGGGGCAGCAGTTGATGCCGGGGACAAACGGCACTTTTTGCTGCACAGGGCGATATTCCGTCTGCACAGGTGCATACACCGGCTGCGCAGGGGTGACGGCGGGTCTGGGAGGCAGCCTGCCGCCGCAGCAGACGCAGATGCCGTTATCCGGATATTGGGTGACTTCCACATCGCAATATTCACAACGCATGACCAGCCCTCCTTTTGGATTTATTATACAGGAGGCAGAAGAATAATGCAAGAAAACAATTATTTCAATGTGAGAAGGTGAAACCGTGGCAGAAAAAATTACAGAATTGAAGTTCAATACAGAAGGCCTTGTGATGGGCATCAAGGCAGCAAAGGTTGCCTTCAGCGGTCTGGACCGGGTACTGGGTTCCATTGCCGATACGCTGCGGGAAGCTTTCAGCGTGAAAGGCTATAAAGACTATAAAGATACCGTTACCCGTTTCGGCAAAGAACTGGCCGATGAACTGCTGACCCTGCAGCTTTCCTTCGGAAGAATGAAGTATGCCATCGCCGAGGCGGTAGCACCCATCGCATCGGTGTTTGTACCGATGATCAACACGGCCATTCAGGCAGTGATCCGCTTTGCCGGTGTGGTGGGGCAGTTCATGCGGGGTATCATCGCCGGCATCACCGGCAACAGCGACCTGGCAAGCTCTGCTGAAGAAGCCACAAAAACTGAGGTGAAGCTGGGATCTGCCGCCAGAGCGGCAGGTAAGGCGGTCAGGCGCAGCCTGGCAGGCTTTGACCAGCTGGAGCGGCTCAACCAGCGAACCGGCTCCGGCTCCGGCTCCGGCGGCGGTGGCGGCGGCAGCATCGATCTGTGGGGCGGTTTTACACCCGACCCCATCTCGCCCCAGGTGCAGGCCCTTGTGGACAAGGTGCTGGCGGTTCTGGCACCCCTGATGGCCATTGACCTGGTGCCCCTGCAGCTGGCGCTGCAGACCCTGTGGACATCCTTCACCCAGCTGGCAGCCCTGGCGGGGGAGGCGCTGAGCTATCTCTGGTTTGAGATTCTGACACCCTTTGCCGCCTGGATACTGGAGACTTTGGCACCGGTCCTGACGGAAGCCTGGGCGGCAAAGCTGGACATGATCACCGCTGCCTGTTCGCCTGTAGTAGAGGGCGTGATGCTCCTCTGGGAGACGCTGAAGCCGGTGGTGGCCTTCATCGGAGAAGCGGTCGTCGGGGCACTGGAAAGCTGGAGGAAGGGCTTTGAACTGCTGACAAAGGTGTTTCAGGAGAAGAATCCTGTGATCGTGGGCATCTTTCAGAATATTTCTCAGATGGCAACACAGGTATGGTCGGTGGTGAGTCCCGTGCTGACGGCGCTGGGCAACCATTTCAGCACGGTCTTCGGCATCGTTTCCCAGACGGTTGCCGCAACCGTTGGCTATGTGCTGGATATGCTCTACAGTCTGACCACCTATCTTTCCGGTGTGTTTTCCGGCAACTGGAAGAAGGCATGGGAGGGCATCCGGCTGTTTCTGAAGAGCGCGGTCAACGGTGTGATCACGCTGCTCAACTCCATGGTGTCCCGGCTGGTGGCGGCTCTGAACGCAGTGGTGCGGGCGGCCAACAAGCTGTCCTTTACGGTGCCTGAGTGGGTGCCGAATATTGGCGGCAAGCGGTTCGGTGTGAATCTGCCTACGGTGTCCGCACCCCAGATTCCCCAGCTGGCCAAGGGCGCAGTGCTGCCTGCGGGAAAGCCTTTCCTGGCAATGGTGGGCGACCAGAAGCACGGTACCAACGTGGAAGCGCCCCTTTCCACCATTCAGGAGGCGGTTTCCCTGGTGATGGAAGATCAGACCGCAGCTATTTTGCGGGGCTTTGAAGCCTCTGTGGGCGTCCAGAAAGAAATTCTGGAGGCGGTGCTGGGAATCCACATCGGTGACGAAGTGCTGGGCAGAGCTGTCAGTCGTTACAACCGCCGGATCAGCACCATGCAGGGAGGTTTCTGATGAAGTTTTTTGAAGAATATAAAATTGACGGATCCCCTGTGCTTGTGCCGGATGCGGATGTGGAGTTGACCCTCACCGACCTGGACGCAGGCAGCGCAGGCCGTGACGAGAGCGGTGTGATGCACCGCATCCGGGTCCGCAAGCGGGTGAAGACCTGGGCCTTTGAATATTTCGCTCTGAATCGGGAGGAGTTCCAGTATATGGAGAATCTGCTCTCCCGCAAAGCAACATTCCAGTTTTCCTATCTGTCCGCAGACGGTACGGAGGCCACCTGCAAGGCCTACTGCTCCAATACGGGTCTGACCTATCAGAACGCACGGCTGGGTCTGTACCGGAACTATAAGTTCACCGTTATTGAGTGCTAGGAGGGATGGTATGTATCGACATTTACTGAGACTTCCCGACGGTACGGAGCTGTTTTCCGGTCCCGGGCAGGAAAACCCCTTGCAGTCCGTAACGATTACGCAGACGGTCAACAGCGGGGAAGAGCTGACCTTAGGCTCTGCCTGTACCGGTGAACTGCGGGCAGCACTGATCACACCCAACGGCGGCCTGTCTCTGACTGCCGGAGATGCGGTCACGGTTTTTCGGGTAGACGAGGAAGAAAACCGCACACAGCTGGGAGTCTTTTATCTGGAAAAACCTGCCCGTACTTCTGCCCACACCCTGCAGCTCACGGCTTACGATGCCGTGAGCCGTCTGGACAAAGATCTGAGCCTGTGGCTGTCGGGTCTCGAAGAATGGCCCTATGCGGCATGGGAATTCGCGCAGTTGGTCTGTGACCAGTGCGGTCTTCAGCTTGTGGAAGAGGAACTTCCCAATGCCGATTTCTATATCCAGCCCTTTGCAGGCGAGAATGTCACAGGACGGCATCTGATGCAGTGGCTGGGTCAGATTACCGGCAGATTCTGCCGGGCAACCGCAGAAGGAGCACTGGAGTTTGCCTGGTATGTCCCCAATGATACGCTGACCGTTGCCCCCGTGGAGAGTGATGGCAGCGTATTTTACTATCAGGGAGAACTGGAATACGCAGACTATCAGGTGACACCTGTTGAAAAGGTACAGCTGCGGCAGACTGCCGAGGATGTGGGAACGGTCTGGCCTGACGAGCCGGGCGAAAAGAACACCTGCATCATCGAGAATAATCCTATGCTGGCGGCCCAGGACAGTGAGACCCTCCTGACTGTGGCCCAGACCCTGTATGCGCAATTGCAGGATGTCACCTATACCCCCTGTAAAGTAACGATTCCGGCAAGTCCTGAGATCTGCCCCGGCGATGTGATCACGCTTACGGATATTAACGGCAAGACATTTTCTGTCTGGGTGATGAAGAAAACCTCGGACGGCCTGCGGGACACGCTGGAATGCACCGGCAGCCATCGCCGTGACAGCAGCAGTGCCGTGAATAATCTGGGTTTTCGGGCCTTATCCGGCAAGATCCTGAATCTTCGTACCGATGTGGATGGTTTGAAAGTAGAAAATCTGGATACCCACGGGAAACTGGCTGCGGTCAATCTGGATCTGGAGGGCATCCGCAGCCGGGTGGAAGGTCAGGAGAAGACAGCGGAAGGTATCGCCGGAACAGTCAGCACGCTGACCCAGACCTCCAAAGATATGAAGCTGGAACTGGAAACCATTCTGGAAAACGGAACCGGAAAGGTGAAAACCACCCTTGGCTATACCTTTGACGACAAAGGACTGCAGATCTCACGCTCCGGCTCGGATATGGAGAATCTGCTGGATCATACGGGCATGTATGTCCGCAGAAACGGACAGACGGTGCTGCAGGCCAACAATCAGGGCGTGGAGGCCCGGGATGTGACCGTGGGTAACTACCTGATCATTGGAGAAAATTCCCGTATTGAGGACTACAGCGGTGACCGTACCGCCTGTTTTTACATAGGATAAGGAGGGATTATGACGATCAGCGGAAGCTTTTACGGCAAAACCAGCAACTCGGCTATCAAACCGAAAATTTCATGGACAGCCACGGAGAATGTTGAGGGCAACTACTCCGATGTGACTGCCAAGCTGTCCTATTCCCGTACGGACAGCTATATGACCTACGGACACTGGGCGGGCAGCCTGACCATCGATGGAAACAAAAAGTCCGTCAGTGGAAAGTATGTGGAGATCACCAAAAACAGCAATACGGTGACCATTTCCCATACAGTGCGGGTGCCCCACAATGATGACGGCACAAAAACCGTTACCATCTCTGCTACCGGCGGCATCACGGATACGACCCTCACAAAGACCACCATTTCCGGATCCGTGACCCTTACGGGCATCCCCCGTGCAGCCACCATTGTCGCTACGGACGCAGACATCGGCAGCGTAAGC